CGCAGGGGCACGGGAAGCATTTCAATCGTGGCACAGGCTTCGGCGGCGGCCACCTCCAGCACCGACGAGCCAGCCGGCAGCAGGCGATCACTCATCCGAACCTCCGACCGCAATGCGGTAGCCGGTGCAGTACGCGGCCTGCGTTTTATCCAGCACCACGTCCTCCGCGGGTGCTGCCAGCTCGACGCGCTGAACGCCCTCAACGTGCAGCGCGGCATACAGCGCCGACCGGCGTATGTCACGGCCGAGCCGGGCCTGCGCCGTCACGAACGCGGCAAGCCTCGCCTCAGCTGCGGCGCGCACCGGCTCCGCCTCCGGTCCCGGATAAAGGTAAAGCGTCGCGTCAATCGCATAGTCCACGATGGCGGCCGACTGCACGATGACGCGGTCGGCAACCGGCCGCACGTTCTCATCGTTCAGCACGCTGTCCACCGCGGCCAGCAGGTCAGCGGCGGCAACGCCGTTGCCCTCACGCGACAGCACGGTGATGGTGACGCAGGCGGGCGACGGGCTGATAGCCGAGGCATCAGCCACGCGGCCGTCGGCGCTTTTCGCGTGATACTCATAGGCGCCGGTTGGTCCTGCCACGCTTAAGCCTTCAAACGCGGCGGCGATGCGCATGCGAAAATCATCGTTGCTTTCCATCACGGCGGCGACGGGCGGAACGGCCGACGCGTCACCGGGTGCCAGCATCAGGCGGGTTACGCCATTATTGGCCCCGAGCTGGTCCAGATCGCCGTCGCGCGCCCACGCCACCATGACGGCTTTGGCTGCCTCGTTGATGCGCTGGCGCAGGATAACCTCACGATAGGCGTTCTCCTGCAGCAGCTTCACCACCGGCTCGGACTCCAGCGCCAGCGTGCGCGATATGGCGTCCTGCTGGTCAGCCGGATACAGCGAAATCAGCGTGGCTTTGCGCTCGGCCAGCAGGGTTTCATAGTCCAGCGCTTCCACCACGTCGGGCGCGGGCAGCTGGCTCAGGTCGATAGTTGCCATAGTTTCAGCTCACAGGAACGGTCAGGGAAAAATCCTGCGCGGTGTCAGTGCGGCTGCCGGTGATTTCCACCACCATGCCGCCGTCAAACGCGGATTCGTAACGGATGCCGGTCAGCTTCAGGCGCGGCTCCCACTGCAGGATCGCCATGTAGCAGGCCGACATAATCTGCAGGCGCAGTGCCGCATTCTGCGGCTGGTCGACAAGGGCGGACAGCAGCGAGCCATAGCTGCGGCGCATTACCCTGGAGCCGACCGGCGTCAGGAGTATGTCGCGCACCGACTGCCGGATGTGATCAAGGTCTGACACCGCGGCACCGGTCTCGCGGCTCATGCCGGTATATTTAGCGGTCATAGTGGCGCCCCCGTCTGGCCACCGCTGTCGCCAGGGTGTTTATGGCTGTGCAGCACCTTGCCGTTGGAGGAGAGGCTGCCGCCGCTGTGCGTGATGTCGCCGTGCATCGTGCCGCCTTCGGTAACTTCCAGCGTGGCGGTTTTCAGGAGCGAGGTGCATTCCACTTCCGGCGAGTCGAACAGGATTTTTACGGTGGCTTTGATGGTTGCGGTCTGGATGCCTTCCGCTTTCAGCGCACCCGTTTCCGGCTCGTACTCGATTACCGCGCCGTCCGGGAATGACCAGTGCAGCGCATCGGCCGAGGCAGACGGGGGCGGGCAGGCATCAGAGAAAATGCCGGGCAGCACAAAGCCGGTATCAAGCTCTCCGCCAATGCACAGGACAAGCACCTGCTCACCAACCGATGGCGCATTCCACGAGCGTGCCTTACCCGCTCGGGCGGTCAGCCAGTGCAGCCAGGTTGTGGTGTTATTTCCCGTCGCCACGCGGCAGGTGCCGTCGGTGAGATTTACCTCGGCGACGGTGCCAATGCGGATCAGGTTGCGCAGCAGGCGCAGGATTTCGGGGATTTGTGAGTTCATACATACAGGATGAATATATGATGAGAGGAAATACAATCAATGCGTTTTGTTGGTAGAAGAGTAAACAAAGCGCTCACGGAATAGGCAGAGCGCTTTCGTATTTTGAAATCCTATCTACCGGAAGACAATGATTCCAAATCAGTGATTAAATTATAAAAAACCCGACTCACCCTACTATATTTCAAATCAGACTCAACCTTTACCGAATTGAGGCTATAGTAAGGGGGGAAATCAGAGCATTTTAGCCTTATAAATTTATATTCATACCTAATCGGTATTGCCAACCTGTAGTCCGACTCGCCAACCTTCATATAAACAGCTTCGGGGAAAGCATTAACCTTCATGTAGGTATCATGGCAAAAAAAAGTATCGCGCGAATCCATGGGTATTGTTACATTAAATATTAGCTTCATAACATTCGAGCTATTTAAACCATAAGCTCCTGAAGCCATAATCCAAAACAATATGCATGGCACAAAAATCACATAGCTTGAATAAATCTTTCCTCTCCCCGTTCTGCTTTTTGTGACTTTACTCAGAAGGCTCAGCCATAAAATGAGAAAAATTGACAGGTTGATATATATAAATGAATATAATAGAAATGCGTAACCTAACACACTCGACTTCGTAACCACCTGATCATATGGCATATCAGTGGCAGTCATAAATATAGATCTTGAGAACAAATAAGCACCAAACGAAAGCACTACCCACGATGATTTAATGATAAATGCGGATATTTTATTAAAATAACGCCCTCCCTCACCAATAAAATCCAAATAAAAATAAGTTGCAACACCCAATGAAATTAGTGCAGCCAAAAAGAATATGACACTATACTCAATACTTCCGTGAAATCGATACCTGTAACAGAAGCAGCCCACAAAAAAGGTCAATGCGTGCACACAACAAAGAAAAATTATTGTTTTGTATAAGCTTGATTTAGTTGGCGATCGAGAATGCCCTTTTCTATTTTTAACAAAACTTAGCCAAACTAAAAAAGCACTAACAAAAAACATCGTCAACCAAATCACCACAGGGTAATATTTAAAACTTAGCGGAGTAAGAGATATTATCGAAAGCAGATAGCAAAAAAAGATGAACCAGTAAAACATTGGGGGGGGCGAAATAGTTACTTTCTTCATTTTTTAATCTCCAGCAAAACAGAATAAACTAAATAATATCATACTTATTCTTGCTCACTTTACCTCCAAAAAGGTAGTAACTATTTCATGAATATCATCTATAAGATTATTGTCGAGACCTAATAGTGGGCGCTCATCATATGGCACCTCTTTCGCACCGCGTGCCGGGCGGTCGCGCAGCCCGTAATGATGCACCCGCGCCATGCGCTGTACCTTGCCGACAAACTCCACGCTGGCCTCGCTGTTGGTGGCTTTTGCCTTCATGTACTTCGCGGTGCGCAGCTTCACGAACATCTCACGCTTTACCCGACCTTTTTTCTTCCGTACCGGCTCCGCACGCCGGGGCTTGAACGGCGTGCCGTCCGGCGCCTGCTGGCGTTTGATGTTCTGTTGCTGGCTGGCGCGCAGGCGTTTTGCAATGGCTCTGGCCATCTCTTTTTGCGCGGGCGGCTCAAGGTTGTTAATCAGGGCGCCCAGCCGTTCGGCAAAGCTCTCCAGCGGCCTCATGGTTGCCACTCGCTGACCAGCTCACCCTTAACGAACAGCCGGAGCGGCCGCGCATCATCAACCGGCGCCGGGTTCTCGTTCAGGTGGGTGACGTGCAGAGCGCCGCCCTCCTGCTTCACGAGCACGCGCTCGGTCAGCTGCAGGTCAATGCTGATGTCGCACAGCGTGTCGCTGATGATGTCCGCCTTGAAGGCGAAGCCGGTGCGGCGCTTTTCCTCCGTGGCCATGATGTCGGGCTGGTTTTCGCGCAGCCAGGCCAGCACCGGCACCATCACCAGGTCGATGTCGTCGCCGTAGTCGGTGATCACCAGGTTCAGCTGATACTGGTACTCAAACGACAGCGAGCTGGCCAGCGTCGAGGCCAGCCGCCCGGCGTCGATAAACATGTTCAGGCTGTCAGGGTTTCGCTGCAGCAGCGGCACGCTGTCGGTCAGCGCCCGGCGCAGCTGGTTCGGTTTCAGCATCGTGTTCCTCCTGGCATTCCTTGATGATTTCCACCTGCAGCCCGCATGATGCGAGCGCGGCCTCCAGCTGCCGGTTATCCGCCGCCAGATCGCCCTGCGTCAGCAGGCTGTTTCCCGGCAGCGGGCAGCTTGTCACGCGTGGACAGCCAGTCCAGATAATCGCGGGCGTTGCCGAAGGCGGGACGGCCGTGCAGCCGGATAACGTCAGCAGGCAGGGCAGCAGCAGTCCAGTTACGTAAAGCCGGATTGGCATCGGTTTCCCTCTGTATGGTCAGTTCACGGTTCAGCGCGCCGGTGCTGGCGCGCCCCTGCTGCAGGCGCAGCGTGGCCTCGCGTTTCTGGCTGGCCTTCGCGTCGGCGTTCAGCCGGGCTATGGTCCTGTCCCGGCTCTCAATCCCCGCCGAAAGCGTGCCAATGATGCGCTGCGCGTCGCCGAGTTCGCCCGTTACGGCGCCGAGCCGCCAGCCGGTCAGGCAGAGCGCGGCGAGCAGCGCGGCCAGCACGGTCACAACCAGGCGTGTCACGCGGCCCCCTTAAGGCACCAGGCCATTTCACGCTGGCGCCGGTTATCCAGCCCCGGCGTGAACGCGCCCTTCACGTACACCCAGCGCGGCAGCTGCAGGCAGGCGGCGCGCCACTGGCCGCGGTTGATAAAGGTCGCCAGCGTCGAGGCGCAGGCGGCGCGCACGCCGACGTTGAAGGCAAACGACACCACCGCGTCGTACACCTGCGGCGGCATGTCGCGGCGCATGCAGGCGTCAATCCCGCGTTCGACGCGCATCACGTCGTACACCAGGTTTACCGCCGCCTGCCTTTCGGTTATACGGCCGTGCGGCGTGACGCCTGCGGTGTGCCCGATGCCGCTGGTCCACACCCCGGCGCTGCACTGGTAGGCCGAGGTGCGGCACCCCTCGGCGTCGGCGATCAGCTTCAGCCCGGCCTCCGAGGTGCGCAGGGTTTTAAACTGCGGCAGCAGCGCGGCGATGGCCAGCACCACGGCGACGGCACAGCGCTTAGCGGTCTGGCTCAAGGTTCACCCCCTGCGTGCTCCGCCGCTGCAGCTCAAAGGTCTTGCGGCGGTAGTGCCAGTTGATAAAGAACGTGGCCACGTTGGTGACAAGCGTCACCACGGCCACGCCGGAACCGACCATAAAGGCGATGTCCTGCGGCGTGTGGCGGCCGAACCACATCAGAACGAGGCCAATCAGGTAGTTAATCAGCGAGCTGACTTTCTCCATTTTCATTAGTCCCACAGGTTAACGGTTTCAGCCGCCGGGGCGTCCGGCAGGTCGGGCAGCGTCACCCCGTGGCCGTGCGGCAGCACGGCGCCGCTTTCTGCCAGCCCCGGATTGGCCGCGTAGACCCGCTCGACCACCTGCTGCGTGCGCCCGTAGTGGCGCCAGCAGATGTCGTCCACGGTGTCGCCCTGCTGCGCGATAACCAGCATCACAGCAGGCTCACGATGCAGCCCGGCCGGTCGCCGATGCGGCTGATGCTGAAGCGGGCGTCGCGCCCGTATTCGTCGGCGCTGGCCTCCACCTCTCCGGCCTTTTTGCCGCCGCTGGCGTCATAGCCGCGGTAGCGCTCGACGATTTCCGCCGAGGTGAGGGCGCCGACGGCGGCGAGGTAATGCGATATCTTTTCGCTCTCGCCGTCGAGGCGCTCCGCGGGCACCTCGGCCAGCGTCCCGAAGCCCGCCGCCATCTGCGCGGCGCGCCAGTCGTACAGCTCGGCGTTCACTTCTGAAATCGCCGTTTTCACCGCGAGGCGCAGGCGCTGCGCGGTCACGGTGCCCTCATAGCGCAGCGACTCCCTGAGCTGCTGCAGGTCAACGTCAGGCCAGAAAAACGTGTTCTTTACCGGCGGCTCGGCGCTTTCTGCCGGTCGCGGGGCGGGGATAACTACCGTTGCGTTCATAGTTGGCCTTTGAATAGGTGGGCGGTGGAGGACGGCGCAGACGCTGAAAGCGCATTGCCGTCCTGCCGCCCGGCGCGGGGCGCGTTCTGTCAGCGGCGGACTGCTGCCTGTTTTTTCATTTCAGTGGCCAGCCGCTCTATGTCCTTGACGACGCCGCAGCGGTCATGCAGCTGCAGCGCCCGTGTTAAGTGGCTCATCGCCTCCTGAGTCCTGCCCGCATCGCGCAGCGCATACCCGGTGATTTTGTGCAGCTTGGCGCGCACCTGGTCGGGCATGTCTTCGGATTCCGTCAGCGCAAGGGTGGCCAGCAGCGGATCGATATCGACCGGCGTCTTTGCCGTCCAGGCGCGCGTCGCGGCGCTGGCCACCTCCTCGGCGAGCAGGTAGGCCGTGGCGTCACGCTTAAAGCCGTCGGGCGGCACCAGCCCGTGCGTCAGGGCGTACCGGGCAATCTCCAGCGCGCCCGGCACGTCGCCCGCGTCCAGCCGCCAGATCATGACGGTCATCAGCACGGCATCCTGTGCGCCCCTGCCCCGGCTCAGCACGCCCGACACCCACGGCAGGTACTCCGGCAGCATCTGCTGCTTGAGTTCCGCCTTGCGCTCGGTTGAGCGCACCTTTTTCAGGCGGCGCCTGTCGTCGTTGAGCTTCATCAGCATCAGCTCGTAGCCGCTGGCGTGGCGCAGCGGGTTGTCGGCCTTCTGCGAGGCATCAATGGCCTGCTGGCGCATGCGGTGACGTCGGGCAGGACTCAACATGCGTTACGCCTCCGGGGTGGCCGCTTCCGGCGCCTTCACGGTCGTGAAGTCACCCAGCACGATGTTTTCAATCAGGCATCCGGCCGCGTAGTCCTCGATCACGTAGTCCTCGTTAATCGATTCGTAGTTTTCGATGCGGTCGCGCTTCGGCACCTCGTCGATCATCCGGCGGTGGGTGCCCTCCTGGAAATAAATCGACAGGTTATCGAGACGGGTAACCATCAGGGCGTCGGCCGGGAAGTACGGCACGCGCACCGCGGGCAGGTTGCCGATGCGCTTCTGGCTGATGATCAGGTCGGCGGCCAGCGCCTCGGTGTTCGCCTGAGACTGATTGACCAGCGGGAAATACTTGTCGGCCAGCAGCTGGCGGCCGCAGATCACAACCAGCTCCGGGTCTTCTTGGTACCACGGCTCAATCAGGGTGTTGGTGCTGTCCATCACCAGCGCGTCGAGGTTGGCGTAGTCACCGCCCCTGCCGATGCGGACCGTCTCCGAGACCACGCTGCCGTCGTCGGCCAGCACCCTGCTCAGCACGCGTTCCGGGGCGTGGTCGCGGTACTTCTGCAGCCAGCCCACGGCCACGTCCTGCAGCATCGGATACTTGGCGCGGTTTGAGGTTTTGGCGCGCTGCACGCCGTTAAAGCCGATCATGATGCGGTCAAGGCTCTGGCGCTTCACGATGGCGTCGCGCAGGCGGCTCTGAAAGTCCTCATAGCGCGCCCACAGGTCGAGCGTGTTGTAACGGATGTGAAAGTCGTAGTTGACCTGCACGCACTCGTAGCCGTTGCTGTCCAGCGCGGCAAAGTCGGCGGTTTCGCGCTCGTCGCCGCCCGCCGTGTCGGTGGTGCTGGCAATCGAGCCGCTCACGCCGATGCCGATTTTCTCGCCCTTCATTTCAGAGACCGGCACGACGTTGATGCGGGTCAGGAAGTCGGACGACTCCTGCACGCGGTTCATCAGCGTCTGCGTCACCGACGGCTCGACGGTGAATTTCTTGTTCATGTCGTCGGCCTCAATGCCGTTCAGCTCGGCGAGGCGGGACATAAAGGCGTTAAATTTAAAGCGGGTGTTCTTACGCATGTTCTGGCGTTCCTGTTCTGTGTGGGTAGGGTTTCAGGCGGCGCCTGATTAGCAGTCGGTCTGCGTCCCGGCCTTCGGGTCGCTGCCGGTTGCGGCCGGTCGGCGGCTGAAGCTGCCGTCGGTGGTTTCGAGCTGACCCTGCAGCGCGGTAAACGCGGCGCGGTCTTCTCCGGCCTGCTGCTCGATGGCCTCAAGGCGCCCGGTCAGTGCGCTTTCCAGCGCGGAAAACTTTTGCGCCTGGCTCTCCGCGTTCAGCTGCACCTGCTCCGCCACGGCCGTCACCGCCGCGCCAACGTCGGCAAACTGCTCGCCGCTGGCCTTTTTCTGGCCGGTGAACATGGCGGAAATGCGCGCCAGCAGGGACGGCGCCGGGTCGGCCACGTCCTCAAACTCGATCACGGTTTCCTCGGCGGCGGTGAACAGGTTGCCCCTGTCCTGCTTGCGGGACGCCAGCGGGTTAGCCTTTGCGGTGGCGCTGAAGCTCAGAATTTCGGTGCCGAGGCTCGCCGGATCGTCGGTCACGGCGAGGCCAACCAGGTACGCCTCGCCGGTGTCGGCAAACGTCGGGTTGACCTCAATCGAGGTGTAAATTTTCTGGCGAGATTTGGTCAGCTCCACCAGTTCCGGCGTCGGGTCAATCCAGCCGAAAAGCGCCAGCTTTCCCTTCAGCGCACCGTCGGCGATTTCCTCAGCCTCAACGGCGGTCACGTCACCAAAGCGGCGGAAGGTGCTGTCGGCGGCGTAGCCCCGGATGTGCTCCATATTGATGCGGGCGCCGTAAACCTTCGGGTCGTAGTTCGCGGCCATCTGCGAGATCCAGTCACGCGAAATCTCGCGGCCGTCGGTGGTTGCGCCTTCAACTGCGATGCGAAAACGCTTTGCTTTAGTTGCCATTAATCAGGCTCCGGTCAGTGGGTTGGTTCAGGTCGGGGCCAGTTTCTCCGCCCCGCCCCTTTCCCTCAACGAAAGCCAGCCCGCTCAGCCATCAGCAAACAGGGACCGCGGGCGCGGCGTTTTGGCCACCGGTAGCCTTATGGCCATGAACATGACACCGACAACCACCATCAGCGATCCGCGCCGTCAGGCCGCGCTGCTTTACTGGCAGGGATATTCCGTGCGCCAGATTGCGGAGACGCTCAAACAGAAAACGCCGACCGTGCAGAGCTGGAAGCTGCGCGACGCGTGGGACGACGTTGCGCCCATCAGTCGCGTGGAGTTCAGCCTGGAGGCGCGGCTTACCCAGCTCATTCTTAAGGACGTCAAGGGGGGAAGTGACTACAAGGAGATCGACCTGCTCGGCCGACAGATTGAGCGGCTGGCCCGCGTGGAGCGCTACCGCAGCTCGGGTAACGAGGCGGATTTAAATCCGAACGTGCGCAACCGCAACCGGGGCGAGCGCCAGCCGGTCGTGAAAAACGAGTTCAGCGAGGAGCAGACCGCCAGGCTGACCGAACTGTTTATGGGCGCCTGCTTTGAGTACCAGCTCAACTGGCACCGCGCCGGGCTGGCGCACCGCATCCGCAACATCCTCAAGTCGCGCCAGATTGGGGCAACGTTCTACTTTGCCCGCGAGGCGCTGGTTGATGCGCTGACCACCGGCCGCAACCAGATATTCCTCTCCGCCAGCAAGGCGCAGGCGCACGTCTTTAAAAACTACATCATCGACTTTGCCCGGCAGGTTGACGTTGACCTGAAGGGCGACCCGATTGTGCTGCCGAACGGCGCCCGTCTGATATTTCTCGGCACCAACGTGCGCACCGCGCAGAGCTACACCGGCAACCTGTATCTGGATGAATATTTCTGGATACCGAAGTTTCAGGAGCTGCGCAAGGTGGCCAGCGGCATGTCGCTGCACAAGAAGTGGCGCACCACCTATTTTTCCACGCCGTCGAGCCTGTCGCACAGCGCCTATCCGTTCTGGTCGGGCGCGCTGTTTAACAAGGGGCGTCGCAGTAAGGAGGACCGGATCGAGATTGACCTGTCGCATTCGCAACTGGCGAAAGGCGCGCTGTGCGACGACGGCCAGTGGCGCCAGATTGTCACGGTTGAGGACGCGCTGACCGGCGGCTGTAACCTGTTTGACATTAACCAGCTGCAGCTTGAGTACGGCCCGTCGGAGTACGACAACCTGCTGATGTGCGAGTTTGTGGACGACGAGGCGAGCGTGTTCCCGTTCAAAGAGCTGCAGACCTGCATGATCGACAGCCTGGAGGAGTGGGAAGACTTCAATCCGTACGCCCTGCGCCCGTTTGAGCACCGGCCGGTGTGGATTGGTTACGATCCGTCGCACACCGGGGACAGCGCGGGCTGCGCCGTAATTGCGCCGCCGGTCGTGGCGGGCGGCAAGTTTCGCGTGCTGGAGCGT